AAACATGAGTGATATAAGCCAGATAAAAGCTGAATGGTTTTTGTTTATGCAGCATGGGACAACAACGAAAGGAACTTTGTATAGAGTTAAAGGGATACAAAGAGATGATGATCATCATGAGTACGCTAAAATATACGGAGAAGAATTATTTGAAAAGGGGACAGGATGGCCGTTATAATTGAGGGGAAAGACCTCCCTAAAATAAATAAACAAGTGAGGGAAATTAGTAAATCCCTTATTGAAAAACATAAAACGATTCCCCGTGCTATTGAAAGGGCGATGGTTATTGAAGGAAATAATTTAAGAAATTATATTATAACTTCAATGAGAAATACAAATAGACTTTTGACGTCAGTTACTAAGGGCTATAACAAAAAGAAAAAAATAGTTCATCATCCATCGGCTCCTGGATTTCCCCCGGCGATAGATACAGGGGAACTCATACGGTCTATATTATACGATGTAAAAGAATTAGAATTGAGGGTTGGAACATTTGGAGGGGCTCCATATGGGGTAGCACTTGAAGACCCAAAAAATACAAGGAAATCCGGAAGACGTAAATGGCTAAAACCGGCAGTAGACGCTAATAAAGATCGCATAATTAAAAACATAAAAGCGGCAGTTAAAAAGACATTTAAAGAGGTCGGCAGGATATGAAGTTAGGGTCAATAGTTTTAAAACTCAGGCTCGCCAAAACTTATTTCAAAAATAATATAGGTGGAGCAGCCGATCTTGATATGGCAGTTACCGGAACACTTCTTGATGAAATGGCTTTCGTTATTCCTTTGGCAGATAATGCGGATGAAAATACTGAAGGCAATAGTGTCAATCAAAATATAACAGAACGGTTCGGCGTGGTCGTTGCTGTTAAAAATGATACGACTGAAGACGATCTAACGGGGATTATATCATACGATAAATTACATGATATCCGTGCTGAGTTATTTTCAGCCCTCGTAGGCTGGGACCCTGGCTATAATGGCCCTGTTATTTATAGGGGCGGAAGGTTACTTGATATTGACCGGGGATGGTTATGGTTTCAATACGAGTTTGAATTTCCTGCGATATTGAAAACGAATACGGCGGCGGAAGGGGAATTGCAAGAGACTGCGTATATAGGGAGTGAGGTAGTAGGTCCTGAAGAACTTCCTGATTTTTTAAAGGTGTATACGCAATACATAATGACACCTTCTGTCAAATGGCAGGATTGCTTGAAGCTACTCGAAGGTGAAGGAACACACTTACCTATCACCGCATTGTCCCCTGATATGACAACTATGGTGGATATGACTGAACAATACGAAGGTGGATTCGAAGATTATTCGTGGGGAACTGGGTTCGATTTTTTCAGGTCCCGTAAATAATATAATAAACGGAGAGGTGGAGATATGGATGGAAGTCAAAAGTTTTTAATTCCTCGACCGGGATTGATTGTTCGTGACCCATTGTCAAAGACTCCTTTAGCAGAACTTGGAGAATGGAAAACGATAATTGGTCCGGCGGGTAGGTATTGGAGAAGGCGTATAAATTGCGGGGATGTTACTGAAGGAATTGTTGCTGAAATGAAACAAGTTCAAGAAGAAATTCCATATAAGAAGTATAAATAAGGAGGAAAGATAAATGATAAGCTTTAATAATATATCGGAGAATATAAGAACTCCAGGGCATTATGCAGAAGTAGATAACAGTAGAGCACTTCAAAACTTATTGCCTAACCCGCATAAGGTTTTGATACTCGGCCAAAAACATTCTGACGGAACAGGTGTATTTGATACTGTTTATAATATTAGTCGTGACGGACTGGCTGATGGGTATTTCGGTCCCGGTTCCGTGCTCGCTCGTATGTGCGAGACGTTTAAATTAAATAATAAGAATACTGAACTTCATGCTATGGCAGTCGGTTCAGGTATCGGCGGCGTCGCTGCATCTGGCACTTTGAATTTTTCTGATGCAATTCGGGCGACTGCTGAAATATCGGTGCCGGGAACTTACTACTTCTTAGTTGCTGGAACTCAATTAACAATTGATATTCCGATGAGTGCTTCCGGTCAGGCTATTGCTTCATTGCTTGCCTCTGCTATAAATGCGAATAGTAAACTCCCTGTTCACGCGGTTGTTGCGACAGGGTCTGTTCGTATAAGTGCTGTTCAATCGGGTACACTTGGAAACTACATCGCAATTCAACAGAATTTTTATGCAGGCCAATCTAATCCGCTAGGATTTTCCAGAGCCGTTGTTATAACTGGTATGGCAGGTGGAACGACTGACCCGGATATCGGGGACGCGTGGGCGGTCATAGACGGGGACCAATACCAGTATATTTGTCAGCCTTATATCGACGATGTGAACCTTACAGAAATAGAGGATGAACTTTCTGATAGGTTCGGTCCGATGGTAGATATGCAGGGGCATGGATTTACGGCGGTACGTGGAACGCTCGCTTCTTGCACTACGTTAGGAAACGCAAGGAACAGCCCGCATAATACAATCATAGGAGCATATCAATCACCGACGTGCCCTGAAGAATGGGCGGCAGCATTGACGGGGGTTGCTTCTAAATATCTTAATGAAGATCCGGCGAGGCCTCTACAGTACCTTGAATTGAAGGGGGTTATCGCTCCTCCGGTTACTGATAGGTTTACTCAGTCAGAGCGTAACACTATTCTTTATGATGGTATTGCTACCTGGATAACTGATAACGTCGGAAAGGTTATGATAGAACGATGTATCACTACCTATCAGACTAATGCGTATGGATTGCTTGATCCTTCTTATCTTGATATTGAAACGCTTGCTACGTTGAATGAAATCCGTTATCAATACAAAGCAAGGATGGCCTCAAGATTTTTAATCCCGCGTTTTAAGCTTGTGGATGATACATTCCCTGTTCAACCTGGAACTTTCGTCGCGGCTCCAAAGACGGTTAAACAGGAAATTATTTCGCTGTTCGGATTGCTTCAGGATAATGGACTGATAGAAAATCTTGAAGAGTTTATTACGAACCTTGTAGTTGAGCGTGATTCATCGGATCAAAATAGAGTCAATGTGCTGCTACCTCCGGACCTTGTTAATCAGTTCCGTGTGTTAGCAACTATAATTCAGTTTATACTGTAATCAGGAGAAAATTAAATGGCAAAAATAACCGGTCGTGTAGAAGTCGTAGTTAATGGAAAAACTCTTTTAAATAAGCCGGGGGCATCTGCCTCTGGCATAGGTACTTCTGGAAAACCTCCAGTAGAACGGAAAGAGGTTCTTGGGGATACAGGTCTTCATGGATTTACAGATACTCCGATTGTCGCAAAATGTGAAATCCCTATCACTGATAGGGATGACATTATGCTCAGTGATTTTGATGCAATCCAAGGTGATGGGACGGTTATATTCAGGGCGGCAGGAGGGGGGAAAGTATACACGTTAAAAGACGCAACGTGTACTGGAAACTTTTCTGTCAAAGGTGGCGAAGGTGAAACGACAATCACGTTCATTGGATCAAGTTGGACAGAATCAGTATCAGCGAGTTAAAGAATGACTTCACCAATTGAAAAAGTAGATCAACGCACCAGGTCAGTTAGCATGGTTGTCCCTTTGGAATATCCTATTAAGATAAAGTCTGAGTTAGGGGCGGACATACAAATTTATCAAGTAGAGCTAGGAAGAATGAAAGTAAAGCACTTAAAAGTTCTTCCTGTATCTTTTCTTGATGAATCTTTGGAATTGTCACCGGCAGACATGCGGCTTGTTACTATTGCCATGACTGGATTATCTGAAGAGGTGGCAGACGAAATTGACCTTATTGATTGTAGAACTATTGTATCAACTGGTATTGAAATGCTAAAAAAGTAATGCCCAGCGACCTTATTGAATTTTTAGGCTCATGGAAAAAGGTCGTCTGGGCTATTGCAAGTGAGTTTCATTTTCCTCCTGATCAAATATGGAATATGTATTTAGATGATTTTACTTTCTGGTCTGAAGGGGTTGGATTTTTAATAGCATCAAGGACAAATAATGTCTGATAACTATCAAATAAATTATGTCTTCAAAGCGACTGCTAATCAAGCAGGGACATCCCTAAAGAAGTTGGGAAGCGAATTTGAAGTATTAAGAAATCAAGTCGCGATGACCTATTCAAGAATGAACGTCCCTTTAAATAAAGCAGGGTTAGGTAGTTTCCTTGGAAAGGGAGGAATGGGAAAAGACCTAGCTTCTTCTGGGCTTATGAAAGCTGGAGGGATGTTACGTTCAGCGGCTGGACCTATTGCGGGGGCATTTGCTCTAAAATCTATGGTTGATCACGCTGTAGATTTTGAAAAGATTATGGGTAAGATTGCTACACGGGTCCCGAATGATACAGCTAAATTAAGGTCAATAGGAACCTCGATAAAAGATTTATCAATGGAGACGGGAAAGCCTATAGAAGAATTAGGCGAAGCGATGTTTGAACTTGTGAATGATTTTAAAGATGCCTCTAGCCCGGAACTTTCAGCAAGATTAAAAGTTGGGATGGGATTGTCTAAAGTTGCCTTTGGAAGTACCGCTGAATCAGTAGACTATTTATCAAGGATAACAAGCACATTCGGGAAAAGCACTCCTGAGACTATGGAGATGGTGGCCGCAAGAACTTTTTCAGCAATGAAAAAAGCAGATGTTTCTTTTGAAGAATTTTCTTCAACAATGAATGGCCTTGCTCCTGATGCAAAAAATCTTGGCATAGGTATGGATGAATTGTTTTCTATATTTTCAACATTCGCGGATGGCCGGGAACAGTTTACAAAGTTAGGTGGTGGACTTCAGTTGATGTTAAGAAATATGGTTCAGGCTGGTAAGGGGACAAGCAATCTTGATTTAGCTATTCAAGGATTGAATTATACTTCTGGAAAGGACCTATTAAGTAAAGAGGGTTTTGCGGGAGCAATGGAATCTCTACGAGGACAAGCGGGTAGGATGGGGCTTCAATTTGAAGAGTTGGTAGGTAGTGGAAGGGGATTATTTACAGCGTTAAAAATGGACGCCAAAGGGATGAAAGAACTCCGTGAAAATACGAAAGGTGGGACTACTGATCTCAAAGATTTTCATGATACGATAAATGCAGTTAATAAAGTCACTCAGACTTCAAGGTCTATAAATAAAATGAAAGAGACTGCCGGTGTCACCGCAACAAATTTAGGGGGGATCTTTGCTCCATTATTAACAGGGATTTTAAATGCGGTTAATATTCCTCTTAAAGATTTAAATATGAGAATGGAAAGAACATCATTGATAAGAGAAGCCGCAACAGAGTATGAACAGAAATATCAAGGGAATGTCGGTAAGGGGATGGGATACCGACAATTTTTTAATACATACGAAGGTAGAACATTTTTGTTGGAAAATAGTTCAGCAACTCGTGAAGCATGGGATTATGTAAATCAGTCCGAGGGTAGGACGCAAAGCGCATTAGAACAGGTTTTGAAAATTCAAATTACTACCGACGATGAAGGGAACGTTAATATAAACCCGAAGATGAAAAAAGGAAAAGCGACAATTACTTCAGGTATTCAAAACGTACAGTAAGGAATTAAAATGGCAGACAGTCTAAATTTAACAGGGACGTGGAGAGACGAATTAGTCCGGGCTTCTTTTCGTGGATGTGATTTCTATGTCCAAAATTCAGAGTCCACGGTAGGAAGAAAAACTCGCCTTTCTAATTTCTGGGGAACTGATGAAACTTTCATCGAAGACCTTGGACGGTCTACTGATGAATTTATGATTGAAGGATACGTTATTGCTAATAGCGATAACTCATTTAATTATTTCAAAGCGCGGGATGAACTAAGACAAGCCCTTGCCGATGGGGTTGCTGGATCATGTAATGGCGTAGAGGCCTATGACCAACAACGTGGGACAATGACAAAGCCTATCGGGAAATATGCGTCCCGTGATTCTGCAAAACCTGGGACTCTCAAGCATCCTTTCTATGGTGAGATTTTATGTTATCTTAAAGAGCCTGCAAAAATTACAGAGTCATTTGAAGAGGGAGGTATTGCCAGATTTTCAATGACCTTTATCCGTTGGAAGCAAACACAGCGGACGGGAATGAGATTTGACACACTCACTTCATTTGACATA